TTTAAGATACTTTACACGTCCTTGAATCCATTCCAATTTAAGATTTTCTTCAAAAACATCTTCTAGTTCCAATACCGTAAGCAGTCTTTCATATGCATTATTATGAATAACTTCTGTATTAGCCATGACATATCCCAAATCTTGTAAAGATGGATGTGGGAGGTTCTCACCGAGCTTTGACCAAAACGTTTTTACTGCGATTTCTATCTGACCAATAGCAGACAAAGTTCTAATCACAATCTCTCTTTCTTGTTCTGTTAAAGATACTTTAAATTGTTGAACATCAGACTTAAAAGAAAATTCCTTATCTGTCCAAAATCCATTGTGCATACTTTCTATAAATTTTTCTGTCCATGGATATTTGTTTGGTTTGCGTGATATTTGTTCTTCGAAAATCATAGTATTATATTTAATGTAACACTCCCAATTATCTTCTATTTTTTTCGATAAGTCAACGATTTTTTCTTATTATAAGAACACTTTTCTAATTCCGATTTATACAATTTATTAGATAATATTTTTAAAAAATATGCCAAATCCAATGTTTCACATACGTTTACAATTCTACTTTCAACATATTTTACCATAGTTTCTGAATATTCTGGAAACAAATAGTGTACACATTCATGATAAGCGGTTGATAATAATTCTCTTCTATAATCTATTTCTAAATCTGTCCAATTACAAGAACCTTCATATTTGTACATTTTTTTAAGTTGAAAAAATTCCGCAGGTTTTCTTTTAACCAATCTAACACATTTTTCATGAATTTCTACTATTTCTTTTTTGGTTAAAGTTTTCATATATTATATTTATTTTTTTAATTGCTTTTAAAGTCTGGATATATTAATATAGATATATATGAATATCACTAAAAATATAAATTTTCAAGATTTAATTGAGTTGGAAGAATGTTTTTCGGATATTCTATTTTTGGAAAAAGATCACAAATATATGTTTTCTGATATTCCGGCTAAAATGTCTGTTTCGGGATTGATAAAAAAATACGAAAAACCATTTGATTCACAAAAAATTGCAAAATTCGTGGCTGATAGAGATGGGTTTTCAACAGAGGATATTTTAGAACAATGGGAATTTTCTAAAAACTATTCATGTCATAAGGGGTCAGAATTTCATAAATTTGTAGAAAATTATTTAAATAGGAAAAAAACAACTATAGATAAAGATGCTATAGAATTATTTTTTAGTAAAAATAAAAAATTTTATACACCGGATTCTGTGAAAAATTATTATAGTGATTTAGCACTAAACATTAAAAACTTTATGAATTTTTACAATTGGTGGAAACAAGATCATATTTTGTTAAAACCGGAATTTGTTATAGGCGATAAAGAATCTGGTATTTGTGGTACTATAGATAATCTTTCTTATAATAAGAAAACAAAGGAGCTTGTTATATTTGACTATAAAACAAATAAAGAAATTAAAAAATCTAATCCTAGAAAAGAAACATTTTTAAAGGAATTGAAACACATCCAACAATGTGAGTATACCAAATATAGTTTACAGTTGTCTCTTTATAGCACAATAATAGAAAAAAATAGCAATTTTAAAGTACCCAAGTCATATATTGTTTGGGTATCTGGTAAAGAAAATTACGATTTGATAGAATGTTTAGATTTTAAAAAAGAATCTTTGTCATTATTGGGAAGTATTGAGTAAATAATACTAATATGACAAACAAAGATAAAATGTTATTGGAAGAGGCATACACACAAATTTTAACAGAGTCTTCAATTAGAAGAGAATTATTAGAAAGTGGTTACACAAAAGAAGAAATAGATTATTTAATAGAACAAGGTTTTATGGATAAATTTAAATCTTTTGGAAAAAAAGCAATTTTACCTGCTGCTGTAGCTGCATCTATGTTTACAGGACAACCTCAAGCAAAAGCTGATGATTTTCAAAATAAACAAACTGAAATATCACAAGGAGTTGATAATCTTAAATCATCTATTAATGTTAGTAACAAATTGTTAAACATTGCTAATTTAGCAGGAAAACATGCTTCCGATGGTGATATGTTAAGAAAGTTGAGAGAACAAGCAAAGCAACTTTTAGGAGCTAAAACTAATATTGAGTTGGATCAAAAATTAAATCAATATAGTAGCACAACATATGAAGATTTAAATTTTTTGAAAACTTCACATTTAGGAGAATCCCATATAAAATCTGAAAATTTTGTACATGGCATTCAACCAATTGTTGAAGCTAAAAAGAAAGTAAATCCTTGGGCAATTGAAAAATCTATCGAAAAGAAAACCGGAAAAAAATTTGGAAAAAAACACAAAGAAGAAATAGTTAAAGGCATTAAAAAGTCAGCAAAAAAATCCGGTAAAAAGATTACTTCTGATAAAGTTAAATCGAAAAATAAATAATTTTTTATAGAATTGTAATATATCGAGTGTAAATATTCATACAAACAAATATTATGGACCCAATATCAAAAGCATATATGTCAATGTTAGAAGAATCTGATAAATCTTCTGGAATTGTAGCATCAACAAAATCACAAGTAGGAAAAATTTTCGGTAGCGAAAGCAATTTACCCGATTCTGATTGTACTACAGATAATGTTGATTTGGAAACACCAGAGGAAGCACCAGCAGAATTGACATCAAAAGGTGCTGATGGAACCCCTGAAAAACTTATGAAAAAAACTAAAAATGAATCATTAAACCCGTTTGATGCTCTTTATAACAGAGTTTTAAACGAAGAAGGAGAATTTGATTTCTCAACAGAAACAGAAAATGAGTTGGAACCATCCGACGAATTCGGATCAGAAGGCGAAGATGGATCAGAAGAGGGTGAATCAGAAGAGGGTGAAGACGAATCTGATGAAGTATCTATTACTCTCGATAGAGAGACTGCACAAAAACTCGTTGATCTTCTTACATCTGTTCTCGGTGAAGGTGAAGGAGAAGGTGAAGAAGAGGAAGATCAAACAGAAGACGAAATGTTCGGTGGATCTGATGAAGATTCAATGGAAGACTTAGATGGTTCTTCTGAGGAAGAAGATCCCTTCAAGGAGTCTGTTGATTCTGAAGAATTGGGACATGCTATCGTTAAAGATTTAGATAAAGGTCATCTAACCAGCAAGAAAAATAAAGTTGTAAAGGGTGCAGTACCAGTTTCAAAGAAGTCTGCAACCTCATCTGCAATTAAAGGTGCGGATGGAAAGATTGAAAAGCACTCAACTGACAGTGCTATTTCCAAACTAACCGGAAAAAACAACAATGTTGGTGGTGTAAAAGTTGGAAAAGGTCTTTTTGATCAATAAAAAAAGATAAATTAAATAAAAAGCCCTGCTTTAATAAAGCAGGGCTTTTTTTGTTATAAGTATATATGATGAACTTTAAAACTTTTTTTGAAAATAATAATATAACAAATATTAAGTTGGCATCCAATCCTAGACATAGAACCGAAGCTGGTATAACAAATCAGAAAACAAACATAGTTGCTAGATATCTTTCTCCCCATAATGATTATAAAAATCAAAGTGTAGTGGGTGCAAATTATAATAGTGGTAATAGACCAATAAAAACAAATCAAGAATTGCAAAAAATATTACAGGATTATGGTTATGAACACGGTAATATAAATTTAGATAAAAGAGACAAAACAAAACCATTTGAAATAGCATTAAAACAAAAAGATTCTAGTGGTATGGGAAGATTTTTGGTATATGATCCACAAAAAGGATATTCCATTCAAATGAAAAAAGCTTAAATATGGAAAAATTAAGATTTTTAAATAAACAGTTAAATTTAAACGAAAGAAAGAATTTTTCTGGTTGGTGGAAAGAACAAATAGATATAAATGGACAAGAAGTTGATTACTATTACAATAATGCTTCCATATCAGAAATGAATCCTATATATGGGGAACAACCAAATACAACATTTCGAGAACCAAAACCCATGATTGTTCTTTTGAATTTAAATAATGATTCTTATTTGCTTTCAAAATTCGGTATAGTTGCTGATAGTGATATGAATGGGGTAATTCATCCTGACCATTTTACAAAAAATTTCGGATTATCAGCAGAACCAAAACCAGGTGATCTTATAAAACTTTCTGAATTTGGAAGTGATCGTTTAAATTTTCCAAAAAGAGGACCAACGGTTTATGAAATAACCGAAATAATAGATGAATTTCAGTTGAATGCGATAGCAGGACATTATGTTTGGTTCTTCAAAGCAAAACGTAATGATTATAGTTACGAAACAGGAAGTGCTGGATCTGGATTAGGTAATAATCCTAATGATGATAATGATATAATTGAACAAGCAGCAAAAGAGAATTTTGATTATCCTATAGATAATCCATGTAGTGATACTAGCGTATACGGAGATTATTGATAGCTAAAATCTTTATTTTCGGGATATATGTTCAAGTATTCTTTTGGTGCATCACCATTATAACATACGTCAATTTTATACAATTGTTGTAAAACTTTTTTCAAGGTAGAATTTTCTGTAGCATCCATATATTTATGTATAGCAATTGGTTTCAATTCTACCTTATCGAATGGTATATTTTTTTCCTCTGCCTTATCAGCAATGGTATTTACAGCTTCGTAAAGCGCAATCCATCTGGCTAATTCAGAGGCTTCGCTGTAAACATCATCCCACCATTTTAATGTTTTAGGTTTTCTCATATTTTTAATTTTCTAAAGGAATTCCAGTAACAGTTGGAAGATTTATAGCATCTGTTACGCGAGCAACTAAAAACTGCATAGTGACCACATTTGATTTATCACAATGATCACATTTAAATTCTATTCGATTGTTATCATTTGGAGTAAAAATCATAATATTATTTTTATTACAATAAGCACAATTTAAAATTGTGGATAAATTTTCTAATTTATCTAATTCTTTTTGTTTTGTTTTTTCAACAAAAGCAGATTTTGTTATCTGTGATATTGAAAAGAATAATATATATTGCAAAGAAAATACAATAAAAAATATACCATAGAAATTTAGACCAAATAAAAATCCACCGAATGCGCACATCGCAGAGATGAGAACTACTATTAACGTTGATTTTAACAAATATTTAAAAGGAGTATCAATTTTTAACATAAAAAAATATTATGATATTTTTATGAAAAAGTCAATAAATTATAATTTTTGAGGTTGTATATTTGCAGTATCTCTAGACGTACTGGTGGTTGTAGATGGTATATACGGAGACTGATAAGGTTCCATTGGAATTGGAGAATCTACATTAGATGCCATGTTTACAACATTAGGTAATTCCATTCCTACTTTTTGTATTGCCTTTGTTATTTTAATCAACATTTTGAAATTTGAAAATAAATGTTCTCTTTGTTTATTGGTCAATTTTTTATTTTGTTTCTCACATTGACTTATCTTTTTAGCAGCAGCTAATATAAAAACAAAACCATCAGCCAAATCACTATTTATATTCTCTAAAGGCCAAGGCATGGTCTCTGGAGCTTCTGGTTGGGGTAAATTTGGGGGAAATACTGGAGGTGAATTTTGTTGATATGGGAAATTTTTACCATCTTTTTGAGAAAAGAGGGGACCTTGATCTTTTCGTGGTGCCATGCTACTGGCTTGGTATTGTCTAGGAGACCAGATACTACCAACGTCTTCGTTCAAGATTTTTTTCAAATTTACCATTATTCCGCTTTTCCAACTTTTACTAAATTTGAACATCTAGGACAAATCCATTTGATTTGTCTTTCATTGTTCTTACTTTCTAGGATTTTACCATGAACCGTAGCACCACAGAAGGTACAACCGATTGGTATGTTAGATAGAGTTTTATGTTGTGGTTTATTATTCATATTACTATATTTACTTTCCTTCGGACGGTTTCCAACAATCTTTATCTTGTTTTTGTTGTTCCGATGTTTGTAATTCTTTAAATTTATGTGTAATATATTTACAAAGTTCGGAACGAACAATATCAGCCTCGGTCAATTCCATACAGAAAATTCCATTTTCTTTTGCTTCATCGTTGTTGAAAAGATCATATACTTTATTAAAGCCAGACTTTCCAATCGGAAGATCGCTTTGTTCTGGATCACCACACAAGAATACCTTGGAAAACTCACCAATTCTGCTCATTATAGTATGAATTTCTCGTTTAGAAAAATTTTGAATCTCATCTGCACATACAAATTTTGCGGAAAAATGTAATCCTCTTGCGAAGTTTATAGGGCATATTGTGATTCTATTATCTTTTTGTAATTTATCTATTTGTGTTTTATTTAATAGTTCTGAAAATTTATCATGAAATGGTGTCAAATATACATTGAACTTTTCCATAATATCTCCTGGTAAGAACCCCAATTTCGAATCAGATGATTCAACAGCAGATCTAACCAATACTAAATCTGATATTCTCTTTTTGTTTAAAAGTGTTAAACCACAATACATTGCCAAAGTTGTTTTGGATGTTCCAGCAGGACCTTTCAGCAATAAAACTTTAGTTTTTTTATCCAAAAAGGTATTAATAATTTCTTTTTGCCTATCTGTCCAAGGTAAATCCTTTATCTGCAATTCATATGAAATTTTTTCTTTTTGAAAAACATAAGGTGAATTGTCTTCGTTTTGAACAGCAATCGTTTCAGCTGTTCCTATCCCTTTAACGGGGCGTTTTTTGCTCATAAATTATACTTTATAACTGGTAGAATTCGAAATTGATGTTGAAGATTTTGGTGAGGTTGAAGATGATTGTTTAATATTTGGAGTAGATGTTTGTGTGGTTTCTGTATCTTCTTCTTTTTGATCTGGTGGTAAAATTCCTCTATTTATTAGATCCAATTTAATTTTAATTTTTTCTTCATCCGGTGTGTTATCATCAATTAGCTTATCAAATAAATTTTTAGTTTCAACATCTTTCGGATCAATTTCTGTAGTATCACTAAAAATATCACCTATGGTATTTAGAACACCCTTAGTTTGAGTATCAGCACCTTTTAATAGTGGTGCTAGTTTTTTTTCCATATTGTCTTTGTTTAAAGTTAACTGTTGGGCGAACTCATTAATTATTTGATCGAATTTATTCATATTTTTATTTTATATTACCAATTTTTACAACTCAAGTATTTTGCTGTGCCTGGTTTTGCTGATGAACATTTATGCCTTGCTCTAAATGATTTTTTTCTTTTTGTATTTCCACTTTTACCAGTAACTTTTACTCCCTTTTGGCCAAAATGAACTCTTTTATAACCTTTTCCTTTTGGGTTTTTAACACATTGCATCCATTTTTTTCCTTTTGCGGTGGATGATGCTTTTTTAGTTGGTCCTGTGCATTTAGCGGCTTCTTCTAATATTTTAGATACTGTTAAATCAAATTTCGTCATATTATTACTTATTCTAGAGTTGAATTAAAACAATTATTCATAATTGGTAATTTTTTAAGATAAATAGTTGTATAAATTATGGCATCCAGAACTATATCATCACCAGGCGTACAAATAAATGAAGTTGACTTGAGTTTAATAGCAAGACCAAGCGGAGAAACTAATGTATTCATAACCGGATTTGCATCACAGGGTCCAACAGATGAGATTATAAATGTTACTAGTGTTTCCGAATTTGAAACCATTTTTGGTCTTCCTACAAATGCAGCAGAAAGATATTTGTACCATTCTGCTAGACAACTTTTGACAACATCACCAGCAAATTTGTTGGTAACAAGATTACCATATGGTGAAAATTTAGGAGATGGGTTTTCAAATAAACGAAGTGTATTGGTATTTCCT